GGATGGTGTCGTTGACGCGGCCCGCCAGTTGCACAATCGCCCGGACGCGCTCAGGGTCGCCATTGCCTGCGCGCATAGCGTCGATCTCGTCAAACAGCGCGGTTCGCAAGCCGCCAAAAGTGCGCTCGATTTTCTTCATACGTTCGCTTCCCTTTCATTCCGCCGCGCGCTGGCGATCCAGACGCGGGCCATTCCCAAACGACCATGCGCCAGTTGCGTGGCCGCGATGCTGCGGCACATCAGGGCATGGTGAAGTTGCGCGCGGCGGGCGGTCCACAGACCGGCGCCGGCAAGCTCGGCAGCGTCGGCGCTCAGTAGCCGCGCGCGTGCCAGCAGGTGGGCGCGAGCGTCACGCATTGCGCACCTCTGCCGCCAGTTGCGCCGCCGTCTCGGCCTTGGCTTTGGCAAGCCGGCCGGTCGGGTAGCGCGCAGCCCGCGCAGCCNNACCAGCCACACGACGATGCGGAGGAGGGCGACGGTCATTGGCCGGCGCCTTTCAGCGCGGCGCGGGTCTGCTGCATCAGGCACATCGCAACAGGCGGGTTCGCGCTACCACAATCACCGCCGCAGTCCGGGCAGCTGTAGTGCTGCCAGCGAAGCAACGCCTCCCGCAGTGCGTCGCGCTCGGCGGCGAGGGCGCGGAGGGTGGTGGGATCAAGGACCGTCATCACCTCACCAAAGCTGCATGCGGGCGCGGCGCATGTGCCGCATTCGTCTCGTTCGCTGCAGCATGCGCTAGTGCGCTTATACCAAGCAGCCGCGTCCTTCATGCGTGCTGCCAGCCGATCCACAGCCCGAGTGCTCGTATCCGCGCTCATGCCGAAGCCCTTTCAGCGTTGGAAACCGCGTCATGGATCGGGTCGAGGTTCGCCAGCCCGTCCTCGATGTCGAAGCCCCACGCGCCCAGCACAGCAGCATGCGGCGCCAGCGTTTCCAGCGCGCGGCGGAGTGCCAGAAGGGCGCCGTAATGCTCGTCAAAAATCTGCTCGCAGCTTGCGGCGCGGTTGATGATCGCTGGCATCTCGTCGCGGGCCTTCGCCACATCGGCGGCGTAGGCGGCGGCTTCGGTGGGGTTGCGGGTGTAGAGGCTCACGACCGCACCTCCCCGCCGGTGGCGCGGGCGATGGCGGCTCGGGCGGTGCGCTCAGTCGGCCACAGCGACCAAGCGCCCGGCACTTCTGTTCCATCGCGGAAATAGCTAACGCGCCACGCTTCAATGCTGGGGCGATACGTCATGCGCCAGCCGGTTTGCGCAGTCTGTGTGGGTGTGTCGGTCATCGGTGCCTCCGTGGTGGTGGAGGCAGATTTAGCGGCATGCGCTAAACGTGTCTAGCGGTATTCGCTAAGGTCCGATCACTTTTTTTCGGCTGGCACGATATTGCGCCCGGACGCCAGCCATCGCGCCACGGCTTCGGGGTCGCGGGATACGATGATCTCATGCGCCTGCCGCAATAATTCCGGCGTCCGTTTATCGCCGGGTGCAAAGAACAGTCGGTCGGGAGTGACACCATAGATTTGTGCCAGCAATTCAATATCTTCCACCTTCACGCCGACCGTCCCGTTTCCCCATTTTTGCAGTGCGGCTTGGTCCATTGGTTCTGGCAACCGAAGCAGTGTTGCCATTCTGTTCACTACGGCTTGCCGTGACAAGCCTAAACTGTCCCGCCAGGCGCGAAGATGGGGCATGTGGTGCTCGGGGGTGCGGCGCTTCTTGGTCATGGAGCCATGTTCGCAGCCGCGCCGGATGGCCGTGATGGTCCATTTAGCGAATACCGCTTGACGCGAATTAGCCGATACGGCTAGACCCTGTTCCATGACGCTCGCTGACTACCTCGAACAGAATGGGCTGACGCAAGCAGCCTTTGCCGCGCGCATTGACGCGCACCCGATCACGGTGAACCGCTGGGCGACTGGGCGGGTCATGCCCCGAAGGCCGCAAATTGAGGCCATCGAGAAGGCAACCGCTGGCGCCGTCACCGCTTCCGATCTGGTCAGCGCCTTCATGCGCGCATCCGCCCCGGCGCCCGCGCAATGAGCGCCGCAGTCCCCGCCGCCGCCATCCAGATCATCCTGGACCTTTCCGCGCAGGGCATCACCCAGCGCGAAATCAGCGCCCAGACCGGCGTCTCCAAGTCCGCGATCGGCCGGATCGTCAAGGCCGCGCGCGAAGGCCGGTCGCACTGCAAGGGCACGGGGGGCGGTGTTGTGCCCGCCGATGTCCGCGACGCTGCCCGCAAGCTGCTGGCCGATGGGGTCAAGCCGCGCATCGTGGCGAAGCAGACCGGCGCCAAGCTGGCAACCGTCCGCGAGTGGGCGCGGCAGATGCGCGCGGCACAACGCGCAGACGTGATCGAGCAAGAGATGCGCGCGGGGGACGGCGCGCAGGGGGATGTGGCGCCGGTCGCCCCCGCGACCGTGCAGCCTGCCCCCACCTATTCCGCAGACCCATACGTCGCGTCGCTGATGGCGCGCGGGCTGAGCCGGGCGGACGCGATCTACTCGGCGGGGCTGTATCGGCAGCGCAGGTGGGGTGGTGCTCATGCGCAAGTCTGAACACGTGGCTCGTGACCACGCCATGCCAATTTGTGGCACGCCGCGCGATGTCGTCGCGCTGGCCATAGAGCTTGCAGGCCACAAGCGAGGCGAGGCCATGGCAGCCGATGCGCTCGGCGTGCGGCCCGACACGGCGCGCAAGTTGCTGAGTGGTGCCGCATCCGGCCGGTATCTCGACGGCATGCGCGTCCAGCGCGCGCGGCGGGAAATGGCGCTGGCGTGGCTGCGCAAGCTGGATGGCCAGCGGGCGCGGTGCTTGGCGGCGCTTGAAGAAATGCGAGGCGCCTCAAGCCTCCCCACAGGTCTGCGCCTGGACAGCGCAGACGCGCGGCCGCTCGCCTCCCCGGCCGCCGCAAGCGGAAACTTGCCGGCTGCTGGAAACGGCAGCCGGTCTTTCCTGGGGCTTTCCAACCAATGACGGAAACAGCGATGAACGATGTATTTCAATGGGCGTCCACCGCAGCGCGGGGCGATGCCATCACTTACGCGCGCGGCATGCTGGCATGCATGCGCGAAGAAAACATCATAGCGCGGCGCCAAGACGAGGCCGAGCCGTTTGCGGCGGAAGGCGCGGCCGCCGCAGATGCGTGGCAGCTGTATCAGGCGGGCAAGGTCACGCTTGTTCAGCGACGGCATGGGCCGATGGATTACAGCTATATCGCGCAAAAACTGTAATGGCGGTCGGGGCTTTTGGGGAGTGGTCGGCATGATTAAGCGCGCTGCCCGCCGATATGATGCCATCGGCCCTGTCGTGGAGATGGCCCGCGCCAGCAATTACGTCATGGTGCGGCGCCCCGGCTGCGCGCCCTTTGTCCTGACGGTCAAAGAGTTTGAGGCGCTATCCCCGCAAGTGCCCAGCCCATGCGGGTCTGAGCAGTGCATGCGGCATTGCGCGCGCACGCTGACAGACGGCGCGCCTTGCATGCCAGCGCGAAGCATGGCGCGGCCAGAGGATATGCAGCTTTGGGTGCTGCGCGGCGCGTGTGGTGGCCAGCCATGATGCACGCCGCTTTGCTCCTTTTCGCCATTTGCTCGGGGCCTGACCCGGCCTGGCCGAGCGAAATGTCCGCCTGCGAGGAAGGCATCCTCGCCGCGCAGTCCTGCGCCATCGCTGAGCGATACGTCAGGGCCGGGCTGCGGCCGGGGCAGGAGTTGCACATCTGGTCGTGCGTGGTGTCCGGATGAGCGCCGATCTGTTGCCCCGCCTGCTCGCCCTGCAACCGGCGCTCGCCGCAAGCGAAACGCTGCGCGAGCAAGTGGCGGCTGAGTATCTCGCGCACCACACGTCGCAGCGCGTGACCGATCAAGGCGTGACGTTCGATCGCGAGGATGGGCGCGGCCTCTACATGCCGTGGCGGCACGTTCGCTGGTTGCTGGCCGAGTTCGACCGATGACGCACGACGAATGGAACCGCCTGTCATCGGCGCTGATCGACCATTGCGGTCTGCTGCTGCCCGCCATGGCGCAAGCCGGCATCGCCAAGGATCGCCTGGCCGAAGTGCAGCGGCACGTCGCCGCGATGCGCAAGCTCAACCGCGCCCGCGTGGAAGATAAGCCCAGGAAGCGCCGCCATGCTCGTTGAAACCGGCATGACCCTTGAGCAAGAAATGGCCATGCTGGAACGCGCCGGCAAGCGCACAACCAAGCGGCGCGGCCCGTCACCAGAACAGGCCACACAGCGCGCCATCATCAAGGCCCTGCTCGGCGCGGGCATCCTGGCCGTGCATATCCCGAACGAGGGCAAGCGGTCACTCAACGCCGCGCTGCAAGCCAAGCGGGATGGCATGGTCAAGGGCTGGCCCGATCTGGCGCTTTACGGTCGCAACGGCCGGCACGCGCTGTTTGAGGTCAAGCCGCCGCAGTGGAAGGCCCCGCGCGCGCCCGCAATCGGCGCCAAGCCCAGCGAAGCCTATCAGGAATGGGCCATCCGTCTGCGCCTTTACGAAAACCTGCGGGCGCGCGGCTTTGAGGTTGAGGTTGTCCAATCGGTTGACGACGCGCTGCGATTTCTGCGGGCGTGGGGGTGGGTGTCGTGATGAGCTTGCATACCCGCGACGGCGCGAGCAACCGCAACAACCTAATCGAAGCCGCCCTATTCCTGGCCGATGAATGGCCAGTGTTCGCCTGCGACGCCAACAAGCGGCCCATCACGGCGCGTGGCCTGCACGACGCAACGCGCGATCCGGCCATCATCCGCGAGCAATTCTCCCGCCCTGGCGCTGCCCTGATTGGCGTGCCTATGGGTGCGGCCTCGGGCGTGTTCGCGGTGGACATCGACGTGCGCGACGGCGCGAGGGGTGGCGAATGGCTGGCAGCCAATGAACATCGCCTGCCCGAAACCCGCAGGCACCGCACCCGCTCAGGTGGCGTGCATCTGCTGTTCCTGATGCCGGACCATACCATCCGCAATAGCGCTTCTAAGATCGCGCCCGGCGTTGATGTGAGGGGTGATGGTGGTTACGTGATAGCCCCCCCTTCCAGCGGGTATGCCATCGCAACCGACGCCATGCCGGCGCCAGCCCCGCGCTGGTTGCTGGACATCCTGGCCCCTCCCGCACCGCCCCCTACGCCAGCCCCGCGCATCACGCGCGACGACACCGCCGGCAGCCCCTACGGTCTGCGCGCGCTCTCTGACGAATGCGACGCGGTGATGCGCGCCGCGCCCGGCACCCAGGAAAGCACGCTCAACGCGGCCGCCCTAAAGATCGGCGCCCTGGTTGCTGGCGGCGAACTCGCCCAAGGCTACGCCCGCGAGGCCCTGATATCGGCCGGCCTCGGCATGCGCTCGCAACCTGGCCGCGAGCCTTGGACGCCACAGGATATCCGCGCCAAGGTCGAGCGTGGCATGACAGACGGCGGGATGCGTCCGCGCCAAGCCGCGCCGCGTGAAGTCCGCCACACCATCCGCGTTGAAATCGTGCCCCCCGAGCCGCCGCCCTACGAGGAAGCACCGGATTGGGCCATGGCCGAGCCTATTGTGGAGCCGGAGCCGGAAGCGAAGGCCGAACGCAAGCCCGGCAAGGCGCAACTCTGGATTGATAGCGACGCTTGGGACGAAACCGCCATCCCGCGCCGCCCTTGGGTGGTGCCCGGCTATCTCATGCGCGGCAGCGTGTCCGTCCTGTCGGGGCAGGGCGCGGGCGGTAAGTCGTCCCTGGTGGTGGCATGGTCCATTGCCGCCGCCCTAGGCCAGCCCATCGGCGAATTTCGCCCCGCCGGCCCGCTCATGGTCATCAATTACAACGTCGAGGACGACCAGCAGGAACAGCAGCGCCGCTACAGCGCCGGCCTGCACGCCGCGCAGAAGCGGCCGGCTGATATCGCGGGCAAGGTCATTCGCTGCGGCCCGTCCACCATCGGCACTCTGTTTGAGCGCAACCACGACACCGGCCGCATCATCGCAACCGAGGCCATGCAGGCGCTCGAAGATCTGTGCATGCAGACGGGTGCCGATGTCCTGATCTGCGACCCGCTGGCCGAACTGCACAACGCCGAGGAAAACGACAACACCGCCATGCGCGCCGTCATTGCGGCCTTTCGTGGCCTGGCGGCGCGTCTCGGCATTGCGGTCATGATCCTGCACCACGACCGCAAGGGCAGCAACGCGCCGGGCGACATGGACCGCATGCGCGGCGCCAGCGCCATCACAGGTGCGGTGCGCGTCATGCTGACGCTCACGCCTATGTCATCCGAGGAAGCCGACAAATTCGGCATCGAGGACCAAGAGCGCCGCCGGCATTTCCGGATCGACGGCGCCAAAAGCAACTACGCCATCGCCCAGGATGCCGAATGGTGGAAGCTGCGCGGCTATGACCTGCTGAACGGCGAAGAGGTGGCCGCCGCGCGCCCGTGGACGCCCCCCAGCACGTTTGAGGGGATGTCCATGGGCGATTGCTTGGCCATCCTCGACAAGATCGCAGCGGGGACCAGCGCCGGGCACGCCTGGGGCGCGCATCATCGCGCCGGGGACGATTGGGCAGGCCGCGTCATCATGGCTTTCGGAAAATCAGAAGGCCAAGCCCGCGCCATGTTGGCCGGCTGGTGCGCATCAGGCGCGCTCAAGGTGGCCATGAAACCAGGCCCACGCCGGGGGCACCCGCGTAGTGCTTATGAGGTCGATAGTGCTGTTGTCGCAGAAATGAGACAGCAGTTGTGAGTGCGTCGGATGGTGCGTCGGATGGCTTGGGTATCCGTCGCAAAAGTGCGTCGGTTGATAAAACTGCCCTAGGGCAAAAACATCCGACGCAACCGACGCAGCCCCGCGCGCGTCGTGAGTCGGTAGAACCGACTACCGACGCACGCGGGGGTGCACTGCTACGGTTGCATAGGACTTTCCCATGCGTCGTATCAGAAATGAGACGGTGATTTTAGGCAAAAAGGAAGCCCATGACCGACACCTACGACAACAGCGGCGCCCTGTTCAGGAACGACCGCAAGACCGAGGACCGACACCCGGATCACACCGGCAGCATCACGATTGATGGCAAGGCTTATTGGCTCTCGGCCTGGGTCAAGACCAGCAAGACCGGCACGCGGTTCTTCAGCCTGTCCGTGAAGCCCAAGGACGCAGCCCCAGCACAACAGACCGCGACGCAAAGCAAGCGCGACGATTTTGATTCGGATATCCCCTTCTAATGGTGGAATGGCGCGATATCCCCAGCCTGCCCGAATACGAGGCTTCGTCTGATGGTATGGTGCGGCGCAAGCCCTACGAGGCGCGAATGCCGCCCATCTCCAACATCGCGGCTGGCCGCGCGTGGAAGTGGGCATGACTTACGCCCAAACATCGACGCAAAGGCACCCAGGAACGCGCTGCGCGGCCAATGAAAACACGCGCGCGCGGCCTCTAGGAGCGCGCTACAAGGCGTCTGGCGGTTTGTGCGCTCCCCCCCTGGCGGGTGCGCACGTTAATGGCCTGTGCGCCCTTCCTGGACGGCTTGGCGCGAACGTGGCGGCAGGGGGTGCGCCGCGTGCCAGGTCGCGGCAGCTTCGAGCCAGCGGGCCACGTCATCAGGCACGCGCACAGCACCGCGCGCCCATTGGCGCACAGTGCCTTCCTGCCGACCCAGCGCCTCGGCAAAGCCCCGCTGCGACCAGCGCAGCAGGGCGAGGCATTCGCGAAGGCGGGTGGGGGTCATGCGCTTGGGCGCAGCATGGCAAAGGCGCGGGCCAAATCGGCCGCGTCGTAGCCGTGCCTCTGCATGTGCGACTGGGCATCGACATCGTAGGCGTCGGTGGACTGATCAAGGCCCCACCCATCGACGGCCTCAGCCGCCAATTGGTCGTCGGTGCAAGCGGCCCAGGCGGCGGCGATATCTGCGGCGCTGTTGGCGCCATCTGCCGTGATCCAGCTCTCCGCGATATGCGCCAACATACCGGCGAGGTTGCTGTGCAGGGTGCTTTGGAATTCATAGCTCATCGGGTCTGTCCTCGATCACCGGGCCTGATTGCCTCGGTGTGTGGCTGTTATACGCAAAGCGCGGATATGGTGCAACAGGAAAATGCGCGGGCCGCGAAGTTTTTTTCTCGCCCCTCAATCCCGCGCGCGCGCCCTGCCCATCCCGGAGCGGCCGGTATGAGCGCGTTTTGTCATAATGTGTCTTATGCGACCGCTCCGCAAATCCTCGCGCAATCCTCGCATAATCGCAGCGCGCCCGTTCCCGCGCCAGGCCGCGAGGACTTGCGCGACGCGAGTAAAACCAGCGCCGCAGAGGCGCGCATCGAGAGGGGGATTACTTGATGGGTGACCTGCTCATGACGGCGGCTGTCGTGGCCGCGATCCTGCTGTTGATCGGCGTCGGGTATGCGCTCGTCGCGCTGCCAGCAATCGGCCTGCTGTGGGTGATGGGGGCGCTGTCGTGAGCGCGCAGGGCATGGACCGCACCCAGCGCCTTCGCCAAGTGGACGTGGTGGACTATGGCCCGCTGATCCGCGTCGGAAAGCACCGCGTGCCGGTGCTGGTCGCCAAGGGCCTAGCCGAAGTGGAAGACGGCGCCGATCCAGCGCAGCCAAACCGGACGGTAATGCGCGTGCGTCGCGTGCCGCACTATGACGTATGGCACAGGCGCGGCGGCATTTCGGACGGCATGCGAGAGGCGTGCGACCGCTATGCAATCACATGCGAGCATGAAGCCGGTGCGCGTGACCGTGGCGCGCCAGGCATGCCGCGCGGCGGGCGGCGCGACTGGCATCCGCTGATGACGGCAGTGCAGGCCAGCGCCAGCCTACGGGCGGCGCATGAGGCTGTAGGGCATGACGGCGCGGCGCTGCTGCGGCTGTATGTGCGCGACAACACGCCGATTGAGGAGATCGCCCGCAGGCGGCGCGAGCGTGACGCTAAGACCCGCGCGCTGGTGCGGGAAAGCCTAGAGGCGTTGGCGAAGCATTGGGGGGTGGAATAACAAACCCCTTGACACCCACGGCCGCGCCATGGCATGCGTGTAGGCATCATCCAGAGCCGCGCCCGGAGCTTGAAAAGGCTGCCGGGCTTTTCATGGGACATCACCATGGCCAAGAAGCCGACGAAAAAGGGCGGGCGGGGCTGCTGATGCCCGCCAACAAGGCGACCCGGCGCGGTAATGGCGCGGGTAAAGGCGTTGGCTGGGGTGGTAAAGAAAAGGGCGCGGGCAACCATGGCCCTGGCCCTGGCCGGCCAAAGGTGGACGTATCCGCGCTCAAGGCCGCCGAGCGCGAAGAGCGAATCAAGGCGCTGAAAGAGCACCTTTTGACGCTGGCCGTTACCGCCGAGCGCGAGGAAACGCAGCTCTCCGCGACAGTGGCGTTCCTCAACCGCGAGGAAGGAACGCCCGTGCAGCGGCAGGAAATCAGCGGCGGCGCTGCGCCGCTTAAGATTGAGCGGGTCATCATCGACCCGGCGCGGCGTGAGGATTGAAACCCCCCGCGTATTCGCGCCGTTGCTAGGCCCGGCGCGATACAAGGGGGCGTATGGCGGGCGAGGTAGTGGCAAGAGCCATTTCTTCGCGGAAGCGCTGATCGAAGATTGCGTTCTCAACCCCGGCATGCGTGCGGTGTGTCTGCGCGAGGTTCAGAAGAGCCTCAAGGAAAGCGCCAAGCGCCTGTTGGAGGACAAGATCGGCGCGCTGGGTTTGGGCGGCGCGTTTCGGCTCTTGGAAAGCGAAATCCGGACGCCAGGCGGCGGCGTGATCCTGTTTCAGGGCATGCAGGACCACACGGCCGAGAGCATCAAGTCGCTTGAAGGCGTGCAGCGGGCGTGGGTGGAAGAGGCGCAAACGCTGTCTAGCCGTTCGCTGGAAATGTTGCGGCCTACCATTCGTTCGCCGGGATCCGAACTGTGGTTTAGTTTCAACCCTCGCAACGCAAATGACCCGGTTAATGCGTTCCTGCGCGGCATCAACCCGCCGCCTGATGCTGTGGTGGTGCGGGCCAACTACAGCGACAACCCGTTTTTCCCGGCCGAGCTAGAGGCCGAGCGTGCATGGGATGAACAACACCGCCGCGACCGATACGCGCATGTGTGGCTAGGCGATTATGAGCCGGTCGCCATCGGCGCCATTTGGGATCGCCTGATGCTTCACCGAAACCGGCGCATGGAAGCGCCGCAGATGGGCCGCATCGTGGTGGCGGTTGACCCGGCCATCAGCGCCGAGCGTGGCAGCGACGAACACGGCATCATCGTTGCGGGGCTTGGGGCAGATCAGCGCGGGTATGTGTTGGAAGATGGTAGCCTTCGCGGCACGCCGCACCAGTGGGCAACACGGGCTTGGGCGCTGCACGACAAGCACAGCGCGGATGCCATCGTGATCGAACGCAACCAGGGCGGCGATATGTGCGCGCACACGTTGCGCAGTGTCAGGCCGCATGGGCGGATCATCGAGGTTGTGGCCACGCGCGGCAAGCACGTTCGGGCTGAGCCTATCGCGGCCATGTATGCGCTAGATCGCGTGTCGCATGTCGGCACGCACCCGAAGCTTGAAGATCAAATGTGCCTCATGACCGCCGCTGGTTATGAGGGTGAAGGATCGCCTGACCGAGTAGATGCGCTGGTTTGGGCGATGACCGAGTTGTTCCCACGGATGCTGCGACCTGAGCGCAAGGCGGCAGTGATGGAACCGGCTGGGGCCGGGGGATGGATGTCCTGATGCCTGACGGTATGCCCGCCGCCCCGCCTGCCGAGCCGCTGCGCATTGTGAAGCGCGGCATCCGCTACGGCGTGGTCGCACCGGGCCAGATCGCGTGGTTGCCGGCCAGCATGTGGCCGCACGCGGCGGCGTTCGTGCGCCATTACGAGGCAGACATGGCCTTCGCTGAGCGCATGCAGAAGCTGTGGGAACAGGCGCAGGACGAAGCGCTAGACGCTGTGACAGGGGCCAAGGATGCCGGATAAGGTCATCGACGGCGCCCTTGAGCGCTGGAAATACAGCGAAGCGGGATCGTCGCACATCCGTGAATGGGCGCTGGCCGATATCGACTTCGGGCGCTTGGCCAATCAGTGGCCAGATGACGTGCGCCGCACGCGCATGGCTGAGGGCCGCCCGTGTCTGACGGTCAACCGACTTCCTAGTTTCATTCGCCAAGTGGTCAACGATGGGCGGCAGAACAAGCCGAGCATCAACGTCATTCCGGTGGACAACGGCGCCGATATGGAGACGGCCGAAATCATCGGCGGGCTGATCCGGTCCATTGAACGCAGCAGCAACGCGCCGATTGCGTATGACACGGCGCTTGAGCATGCCGTGTCGTGCGGGTTTGGGTTTTTCCGCATCACCACAGACTATTGCCACAGCGAGAGCTTTGACCAAGAGGCGAAGATCCAGCGCGTCGCCAATCCGTTCTCGGTGCATTGGGACGTGGACAGCACGGCGTTTGACGCGAGCGATTGGAACTACGCCTTTGTGTCGGACTTGCTGACGCCTGCCGAGTTCAAGGCGCGCTATCCCAAGGCCAAGGCGCAGCAGGAATGGCAGGAAGGCCAAGGCGAAGGGCTTGAGGATTGGTCCGGTGAGGACCGCATCCGCGTGGCCGAATACTGGCTGCGCGAGGAGCAGAAGCGCAAGATCGTCCGCATGTCGGATGGTTCGGTCCTGAAGCTGGACGAACTCCGCGAGCCGGTAGCACTGCCGGATGGTTCTACCATGCCGCTGATCGACGCGCTGGCGCTCGGCGGCATCACGGTCAACGGCGAGCGCGAAAGCAGCTTCTACAAGGTCGCGCGGCGCGTCATCAACGCGGTGGAAGTGCTCGAAGAAAGCGAATGGCCCGGTTCGCTGATCCCGATTTGCCCAGTGTGGGGCGAAGAGGTGAACTACCGAGGGCGCCGCTATTTCCGGTCCCTGATCCGCGACGCGCGCGACCCGCAGAGCATGATGAACTTCTGGCGCACGGCTTCAACCGAACTGGTTGCGCTGGCGCCACGCGCGCCGTTCCTTGTGCCGGTGGGCGGCATCCCGGCCGGTTCAGAGCAAAAGTGGTTGAGCGCCAACACGCGCTCGCATGCGTTCCTTGAGTATGACCCGAGCGCCGGGCCGATGCCGCAGCGGCAGGCTTTCGCGGGCGTGCCTGCGGGCGCGCTGCAAGAAGCGCTCAACGCGGCAGACGACATCAAGAGCGTGATCGGCATCTATGACGCCAGCCTCGGCGCGCGGAGCAACGAGACCAGCGGGCGCGCGATCCTGGCGCGGCAGAGCCAGGGCATCACCGCGACATTCCATTTTCTGGACAACCTCGCGCGCGCCATCGAATACGCCGGCCGCGTGCTGATTGACATCATCCCGAGCGTTTACAGCGCGCGTCAGGCGATCCGCGTGCTTGGCGAAAACGACCATCCGAAAATTGTGCGGCTGATGTCCTCGCAAGGTGAAATGCCTACACCGGAAGATCCTGACGGCAAGCTTTATGACTTGGCCGCAGGCAAATACGATGTGACTGTTACGGTTGGCCCGAATTACGAAACACAGCGCCAAGAGACGTTCCAGAACCTGACCACAATCATCACCGCGCAGCCGCAAGCGGCAACCGTGTTGGGCGATATGATTCTGGAAAACATGGACTTCCCCGGCGCCAAGGACGCGGCGTTCCGCGTGCGGGTTATCCAAGTGCTGGAAGGCGTCAAGGCGGGCATCCCGCTGCCGGTGCTGGCCGACATGTTCCCGGACGTGGCGCAGAAGTTTGGCCCGATGCTGGCCCAGCAGCAGGCGCCGCAGGGCGCCTCGATGATGCCGCCTGATATGGCTGGCATGCCCATGCAACCCGGCCCGGCCATGGGCGCTACACCGCCCGCAGGAGGCATCTGATATGTCAGGCACTATCAGCGCGTCTGTCGCGCCCGCAAACATCTTCAATCGCAGCGGCACCGTGGCGACTGGCGGCGTTGCGCAAGTGTTGATGGCCGCAAACCCGCAGCGCGCGGGCTTCTGGATACAGAACAACAGCGCGGGTGATCTGTGGATCAGGGCAGACGGCACGGCGGCGGCGGTGCAACCTTCGCTGCGCATTCCGCCCAACAGCCTCTACGAAAACCCGGATGCGTGCGTGCCGGTGACGGCGATCAGCATTTTCGGTGCGACGACCGGCCAGACGTTCACCTGCCAAGAGTGGGTGCGCTAACATGCCGCTGTATCAGGAACAGGCTGCATTCCGCGCGGGCACGGCGCTGGTCGCGCAAATCCCGGACAACACGGCCACGGGGGGCAACGCGCGCGGCGCGAACGCTGTGGATTTGCAGACCCTCCGGGGATCATCGGCGCAAGTGGCCAGCGGCGCAAATAGCGTCGTCGCGGGCGGCCAAGGCAACACCGCGTCTTTCCCCAATTCAACGGTTGGCGGGGGTGTCGGCAATTCTGCCGTCGGCTCCGCGTCCACTGTTGCAGGCGGCAATGGCAATACCGCGGCCACTGGCGCGGCTTGGGTGCCTGGCGGCGTCGGCGCTGTCGCGCGCGGGATTCATGCTGGCGCCTGGTCGGCCGGGCGCTTCGCGACCGATGGCGATGCGCAGGCGGGCGAATATGTGCTGCGCCGCCAGACCACCGACGCGACGCCCACGCGGCTGACGGCGGACGCGGCGGCGGCCGGCGCGGCCAACACGGTCAACTTGCCAAACAACAGCGACTACGTTTGCGAGATCACGCTCACAGGCCGCCAGAACACGGCGGGCGGGGGGCGGTTTCGGTTGGTGCAGACGGTCGCGCTTTCGCGGGATGCGAACGCCGCATCCACCGTGATTGACACCGTGGTTGCCGCCGTCACCAACACGCGGGGCACTGTGACCGGCTGGGCGGTCGCCGTCGCCGCCGACACGACGAATGGCGGGCTTTCGATCACCGTCACAGGCGCGGCGGCAACCACCATCAACTGGGTTGCGCGCATCAAGACTGTAGAGGTGGTGGCATGATCCGCACTGTTCTTCTGACTGACGATGGCAAGCGCATTCGCAGCTACCTCCGCACCGAGGGCGAGCCGACGCGCGAGGACAAGCTGGAATTACTCGGCGTAACCGAGGGCGATCCCGACGCGATGGGCCGCTGGCAGACCGTGCCGGACCATCCGGCATTCGGCGATGATGTGCTGCTGTCGGCTGCGCAAGCCGCCTCGAAATAAGCGCGTAACGCGCGACTAGACCCCGGCATTCCGCCGGGTGCGACCGCCGTGAGGCAGGCCGCTTCTCAGTGCCGGGCTTAGTCCCGGCCAGATAGACCCTTGGGGAAACATGAGCGAGACGAACGAGGCGGCTGCGGAAGCAGGAACCGCCGAGAACGACGCGACGATGACGGCCCCGGCCGCATCCGAAACGGAAACCGCAACCAGCAACGCTGACGAAATAGGTGGAGAACAGGAAACCGAAGGCGAACAGCCTGATGCGACAACACCGGAAGAGGTGGAAGTCGCATTCGGCGCCAAGACGCTGAAGGTCGCGAAGGGCGCGATCCCTGACGAAATCCTGGCCGAACTCACCGAGTTCACCAAGGGCATCAACGGCGATTACACCCGCAAGACGCAGGAAATCGCCGAGACGCGCAAGGCCATCGAGGCCGAGCGCGAAATGCTCAGCCTGACAAGCAAGCTCGCGGGGCAGAAGCTCCAAGACTTTGCACAAGGGCAGATGATTGCCCGCACGCTTCAGCAACTCCAAGCCGAGTATGCCCAGCAGGGCGCTTCGCTGTGGCAGTCCAACCCGGACCAAGCCAGGCAGATGAGCGACCGCATCAGCATGCTTCAGGCAGAGCTTGCGCAGAAGGTCGATGCGGTAAGCCGGCACGAGGCCGAAATCAAGGCGGCGGAACAGCAATACGTCGCCAAGGCCATGGAAGCCGGCCGCGCTGAAATGCAGAAGCGCGTGAAGGGGTTCGACGCAACCGCCGAGAAGGCACTCACGGAATACGCCGCATCGCGCGGTGTTCCGGCCGAGCAAGCCAATCAGTGGGCGCTCAATCCTGTTGTCGCGGAAGCTTTCTGGAAAGCGATGCAGTTCGACAGACAGCAAGCAACCGTAAAGGCGGCAGTCGCCGCGAAACAAGCCCCCGCGCCCGCACCCGAACCTGTCAAGCCCATTTCCGGTGCCAAGGCCCAGACGGCCAAGGACCCCGACAAGATGAGTGACGACGAATGGTTCAAGTGGCGCAATTCACAACTCGCCAAGCGCCGAGCCTGAGAGCCGGATAGCAGCAAACACAGGGAACCCGCCGCTGTGAAGCGCCGGGCCTAAAGCAATGTCCAATACCCTTCTCACTCCAAACATGATCACGCGGGAAGCCCTCCGGATCAATTAGGTCCCCTGGTCGGGAAACCGGCCTTGAAGAACGCTGTGAATTCGGTGGACCCCTAAAGCCAAATTGGTCATAAGACGAACATTCGTCAGAGACTTAGAGGCCATGGAAACACCGAGCCAAGCCTTGATTAAGTGTGCTGGTTGTGGCGGGACCGCCTTTTACCAATGGCTCCGCAAGTCGGGCTTTCCGCCGGGCTTCCAAGTTCTTTGTATGAACTGCAACATCGGCGAGCACCGCAATGGCGGTGTTTGTCCGCACCAGTCGAGGAAGGTGTAACGACTATCCCGCAAGGGAGTAGGGCCAAGCGGCCCGAAGCGCAGCGCCCCCGCAAGGGGTGATGAGATAGTCTGCTCTGCGGAGGAAACCCGCAGCAGCCCGAAAGGGCGGCCCCGGCGTTGCGAGCCGGGGCGAACATATGGCTTGCACCAGAAGCTGAACTTCATCGCGAACGTGAACCGCGCGTATGATGACAGCTTTGCCGTGGACGGCGCGAAGATCGGTGACAGCCTGCGTATCCGGCTGCCGAACCGCTTCACGACCCGCACGGGCGCTGCGCTGTCCGCGCAGAACGTGGCCGAGCAGCAGGTCACGCTGACCGTGGCGAACCAAGTGGGTGTTGACACCCAGTGGACCAGCCGCGAACTGACAATGTCGCTGGACGACTTCTCTAAGCGCATTCTGGACCCGGCCATGGCGCAGCTTGCGGCGACCATCGAAGCCGATGCGCTGTCCATGCACAACAGCGTTTTCAACGTGGCGCCGAACTTCGGCGCTCCGATGGGCATGCGTCAGGTGCTCATGGCGCGCAAGATGCTGAACGACAACCTGGCGCCGATGGACGACCAGCGCGCGGCGGTCCTGAATACCCAGGATAACGTGGACCTCGTTGACGCGAACAAGGGTCTGTTCCAGGACAGCGCCGCAATCCGTCAGCAGTATCGCGAGGGCATGCTCGGCCGCACGGGTGGCTTCGATTTCTACGAAAATACCCTCATGCCGACTTCGACCACAGGCACGGCGGCGACCGCGACCGGCTACACGGTCAACGGCGCCGGCCAGACCGGCACGGGCGTCATTCTGGCGTCTGGCTCCACGACCTTCGCCGTGGGTGATGTGATCACCTTCGCGGGCTGCTTCGCGGTGCATCCCGAGACGCGCGCATCCACGGGCGTTCTGCAACAGTTCGTGGTCACGGCGGCTCATGCCGGTGGCGCTGGTACCATCCAGATTTCCCCGGCCATCGTGACCTCTGGCGCGTTGCAGACCGTTTCCGCTTCTCCGACCAACGGCGGCGCGGTGGCCAAGGTGGGTGGCGCTTCGCAGGTGTATCGTCCTTCGCTGTTCTTCCACAAGGATGCGTTCACCTTTGCGACCGCCGACCTTGTGATGCCGAAGGGCGTGGACATGGCGGCCCGCGTTGTGCGGGACGGTATCAGCCTGCGCATGGTGCGCCAGTATGACATCAACAACGACCGATTCCCGGTCCGCCTTGATGTCCTCTACGGCTACCAGGCGATCCGCCCGCAGTTGGCCGTCCGCGTTCTGTCGAACTAAGGAGAAGCAACCATGAGCTTCTCCATGATTTCGGGGAACGTCCGCGCTGCGGGCGTTCTCGCAGTGCCGCTGACCCCGGCTTCCGTGGCGGCGAACACGACCGCAGAGCAGACGTTCACGGTGACTGGCCTGCTGCCGTCCGATTACGTCTATGCCAACGGTTCGTTTCAGAACGGCGTGGGCATCGTGAACGTGCGCGTTTCGGCGCCCGACACGCTGGCCATCCGCTTCAGCAACAACACGGCGGGCGCGCTGACGCCCACTGCTGGCACCTACACGGTGCTGGTGGTGCGCGGCGGTTCGCAGCCTTCGGGCTTCTCGCCCTGAGTGACCGGGGAGGCGTTTCGGCGCCTCCCCTTTTTCACATTCGGAGCCATTCCAATGAGCATTCGCTACCCGCTAGCGCTGTATCGGTCAGGGTGGACTGATCTTGATGATTTCGTGGTGGTTTACACCGAGACCGAGGAAGTGGACGCGCGCCGCGATGGCTATCGCATGCTGTCCGATCCGGCGCCTGCGGCGACCGCTGAGGCCGATGCCGACGATGACGGGGATGACGACACCCCCGAGGCGCCGCGCCGCCGTGGGCGCCCACGCAAGGCCGCCTGATGAGCTTGTTGACGATAGCGCAGGATGCGGCCAACGAAATTGGCCTGGATCTGACGCCCACGACCATCATCGGCAACAACGATCCCGACGCGCAACGCCTGCTGCGCTTTGCGACGCGCGTTTGCCGCGAGCTTAACGAGCGCGCGCCGTGGCAGCGTTTGCGCTTCGATGCCGCGTTTCTGACGCAAGCCAGCGTGGTGCAGACGGGCGTGATTACGCCGGATTTCTCGCGCTTCATCCCCGAGACGATGCGCAACCGCGATACCGGCATGTATATCGGCGGCCCGCTGCCGCCTGTTGAGTGGCAGAACAAGATCGGCAGCGTGGCCTATCCTGTGCCGCCGACTGGCGCGCCGCAATGGTGGACGCGCCAAGGCGACTTTGTTTCGATCTGGCCCGCGCCGCCTGCTGGCCAGTATGTGAGCTACACTTATCAAAGCCGCGCGTTCTGCCGCTCGGTTGGTGGCACGCTGCAAACGGCTTGGCTGGCGGATACAGACGTTGCGCTGTTGGATGAGGAAATGATCACGCTCGGCGTGATCGCGGGCTTCCTTGCCGCCGATGGCCAGCCCTTGGCGGCAGCGGCGAATATCCGCTTTGAACGGCGCGTTGCGACCATGTGGCAAAACGACCAGCCCACGGGCGAAGTGCTGGCGGCTGGCGATCTCTTCGCGCCTTGGTCCGCGCGGCGCGGCACAGGTGAGCCGGTTGATATGAGCCTGCTTGGCCCGATCAACAGCCCGTGGACGTGGGATAACATCAACCTGACGTGGGTTTCCAATCCCACCTATTGGACCAACAGCCCGTGAGACGCACTGGCCTTCGCGCAAGCAATGTGCCGCCACCCGTGGGTGGATGGGATGCGCGCTCGGCGCTTGCTGACATGCCAGCGCAAAACGCGGTGCAATTGGTCAACTGGTTTCCGCTGGCCGATAGCGTGCAGACGCGGCGCGGCTATCAGACGCATTGCAGCGGCTTTCCGGGCGCTGTTGAGACGCTGATCCCGTACCAGCCGCCTAGCGGCACGGCGCGGCTATTTGCCGCATCGGGTGGCGGCATCTATGACGCGACGGCAGCGGGCACGGTGGGCGCGGCGCTGGTGTCGGGCTTCGGCAACAACCGATGGCAGCATACGGCGATGACGAATGCGGCCGGGTCTTTCGTGCTGGCGGTCAACGGCCAAAACACCGCGCAGCTATACAACGGCACGGCGTGGGCGAATTCTACCATCACAGGCCCGACGCTATCGGCGCTCGCCTGGTGCGGCACGCATCACCGCCGCTGGTGGTTTGGCGAGGCGGGCAGCCTGCGGGCTTGGTATCTGGCGACGGATGCCATCACTGGCGCGGCGACATCTTTCGATCTTGGCCCGGTTGCGCAACTCGGCGGCTTCATCATGGCCATGGGCACTTGGACGCGCGACGGCGGTTCGGGTGTCGATGATTTGGCGGTGTTCCTGACCAGCGAAGGCGAGGTTCTGATCTACGCCGGGACCAATCCGGCCAGCGCAAGCGACTGGGGCTTGCGGGGCGTGTTCCGCATCGGCAAGCCGCTGGGCCGCCGCAGCATCACGCGCGCGGGCGCTGATCTGCTGATTATGACGCAGGACGGGTTTGTGTCTCTGGCGTCTATCCTGCCGGTGGACCGGGCGCAGCAAGCGGCGCGCAGCCTGAGCGCGCAAATCAACCCGGTGGTGACGGATAGCGCCCGGCAATATGGTTCGCTCTTTGGCTGGCAAGCGTTCCTCTACCCGCGCGCTGCCATGTGCATTTTCAACGTGCCGGTGTCCGGCAATGCGTTTGAGCAATACGTATTCAATACGACAACGGCCGCGCCGGCGCGCTTTACCGGCGTTCCGGCGCGGTGCTGGGCGCTGCTGAACGAGAACCCTTACTTCGGCAGCGGCAACACTGTTTGCTTGTTCGACACTGGCGCCACGGATGGCGGCGCGCCGATTGAGGCGTTGGCGATCCAAGCGTTCAACCCGTTCGGGCAGGCTGCGCAGAAAAAGGCGTTCCGGCGCGTACAGCCGATCTTGCTGTCGGAAGCGCCGCCTTTGGCTGGCGTCGATGTGGTGCTTGACTACCGCATCACAGACCCGCTGCCGACGCTTGTCCCGCTGTCTAGCGCAGTGGCGATGTGGGGCAACGCTATATGGGGCAGCAGCCGTTGGGCTGGCGTTGCGACCTATGACGCATGGCGCGGCGTTCGCGGCGTTGGCCGCATGGGCGCGCTGCGAATGCGGGCGCAGACGTCGCTTGCGCCGATCAATTGGATTTCCAGCAATGTCAACGTGGTAACGGGCGGCACGCTGTGAAGTTAGACCTTGCATGGGCCGCGAATTTGGAGGAAAAGGTATATGCGGCGCGGTTTCTTGAAAGCCTGACGCCGCACATCCTTCGCCCCCGGACACAAGACAACTTCCAAGCCGCAGCCGTGCTGGCCGATGGTGACGTGCGCGGCGTTGTGCTGTTTACGGACTGGTTTCCCGAATACCGCACGATGCAAGTGCATATCGGCGGCACCGGCCCCGGCTGGTTGTCGCGCTCGATCCTGCGGGAATTGTTCGCTTACGCCTACCTTAAGAGCGACGTGAACAAGCTGTGGTGCCTGATGCGCCACGACCAGCCGCATGTGTTGGCTTTCAACAAGCGCCTGGGCTTTCGACCGGAAGGCACCTTGAAGGATCAATTCGGTCCCGGTGTCCATGGCGTGGTCGCGCGCATGACCTTTGGCGAGTGGCGCCGAACCCCTTACTTTGTGGAGGCTTGATTGAAGGCCCCTGATCCCCCGACACCGCCCGATCCGGTAGCGACCGCGCAAGCCCAAGGGCAGATAAACGACGAAACCGCGCGGCTGAATGCGCGCCTCAATCGCGCCGATCAATTCACCCCGTTCGGGAACATTCGCTTCAACGATGTTGGGAACGACCGCTGGACGGTTACGACAGAACTTTCACCAAGCGGCCAGCGTCAGCTTGATCTGAGCAACCAAGCGCGCGAACTGTATGGGCAGGCTGCGACGCGGCAATTGCAGGCCAGCGGCGCCGCGCTGTCCAATCCGTTCGCGTTCCGGGCGCCGATGGGTAGCGAACCCGCAATGTCGCGCGACGCGGCGGAGGCGGCGCTTATGGCGCGGCTGAACCCGCAGCTTGAGCGTGACCGCGTGGCGCTGGAAAGCCGCTTGGCTAATCAGGGCCTAACCGCTGGCGGCGAGGCTTGGCAGAACGCCATGATGGATTTCGGCCGCATGTCCAATGACGCGCGCCTTGCCGCGATCGCACAGGCCGGTGCCGAACAGGCCCGCGCGTCTGGCCTGCGCCAGGCCGCGTTGCAGGAACAGCTTGCGTTGCGCGCGCAGCCTCTCAACGAGGCGGCGGCGCTGCTGACGGGGCAACAAGTGCAGGTGCCGGGCGCACAGCCTGTATCGGCTGCGGCCAGTGCGCCCGCCGATTATCAGGGCGCTGTAGCCAATAATTTTGCAGGCCAGATGGCGGCTTACAACGCGCAGGCGCAACAAGCGGCGGGCTTTAATAGCGCGCTTGGCGGGCTGTTGGGCAACGCCTTTAGTTTTGGTGCGCCGTTTGCGGTGCGTGGCGTTAAGGGCCTGTTCGGATGAGCGACCTTCTCGGCCAAGCCCTGCTACTCCAAGCGCGCCAGCCGCGTCGGGAGAGCGCGCAATCGCGCCTTGCTGCGCAGATGCTCGCGGGCATGAACGCGCCGCCGAATATGGGCGGCCCGCTGGACGTGCTGAACCGCGCGAGCGCCGGCATCTTCGGCACGCTCATGGCGCAGCGCGCGGCGGCGGAAGAACGCGCGCGCGAGAAGCAGGACCTCGGTGCGATCATCGACCAAGATGCCGCCCAGCGTCAGCAGCGCCAGCAGGCCATGCAAAACATTCTCGGCATGGCTGGCCTTGGCGGTATGGCGCCGCAAGAACCCGCCACCGGCGTGGGCGCGATGACGCCCGCCGCCCCGCCGCAGCAAGCCCCCGCCGCGCCGGAAGCGGATCGTGACCCGCTATTCCCGCAATTTGCGCTCGGTAGCCCAGAGGCTAGCGCCGCGCGTGCCGCCGCTGTAGGGCAGCCGTTGAACAACCCCGCGCGTCCCGGCGCCGACAGCCCCGTGCCGTCTTGGGATGCTGGCATTGCCGCACCCACGGGCCGCATCAATCCGGCCGTGGGTGGTGGTGCTATGCCCGCTGCGCCGGGGGCTGGCGCGCAACAAAACCCGGCCGCCTTGGAGCGCGCAGCGTTCGCGGCCATGGCGTCTGGCGATCCTCAATTGCAGCCGCTTGGCCAGATGCTTATGCAAATGGCGCGGCGCGAGGCGCCAAACCTCACCAGCGCTTCGCCGGGCAGTGCGCTGGTTGATCCGCGCACCGGCCGCGTCGTGGCGCAAATCCCCGAACGGCCGGACGAAACGGAAAGGCTGTTTGCAGCGGCGGGCTTGCGGCCCGGCACGCCAGAGTATCAGCAGATGGCGCGCGCCATTGCCGAGCGTCGCGGGGCTCCGCCGACGACTAACGTCAACGTGGACAACCGCAGCGAAAGCGCGCTTCTCCGCGCGGACACAGACACACTCAAGGATATCAACACTGGCGCAACACAGGCACGCGGCCTGTTGAGCCTCTTTGATCGTGCCGAAACCGCCATCCGAAATACGCCGGAAGGCGCGGGCGCGCAATTTGCCCCAATTATTGGGCAAGTGGCGCGCTCTTTGGGCTTTGACATTGCGGGCACATCCGAAGCCGAAGTCCTTCGCAGCATTCAAAACCAGATGGCGTCGCTGCAACGCCTGCCGGGTTCCGGCGCGACGTCTGACCGCGACATGGCTCTTTATCTGCAAGCTGTGCCGCGTCTTGGCAACACGCGCGAAGGCAACCTTGCGCTGGTTGATATGGGCCGCCGCTTGATGCAGCGTCGCATTGAAGAGGCTGGTGTGTTCCGCCGCCATATTGGCCAGCCTGATTTGCAGGAACGCCTTGACGCGCTGCCGCCGATCTTTTCGGATGAAGACCGCGAAAGACTTACTCGCGCGGCGGAAGCGGAAGAACCTTCAAGCGCGGCGCAAAGGGCGGCAAGGCGCCTTTCTTCAAATACAGAAGTGCAAGGCCCGTCTCCCGGCACTACAGCTAGCCCGCCACTCCCGCGCCCGACCAGCGCGGAAGAAATGCGCCGCTTGCCGCCCGGGACGCGCTTTATCGCCCCTGATGGCAGCCTGCGAGAGGTTCCGCGCTAATGGCCAATTGGTGGGATGTCGCGCCTGTAGTGGAAGGCCCCGCGCCGGGCACCACAGCAAGCCCCGCGCCGCAAGATTGGTGGGCATCCGCGCCGGTTGTGTCTGAGCGCGTGCCGACTGACCTTTTCGGCGTGGCTGCTGGCCTAGGCGGGCGCGCGCTTGAAGGACTGGACCTCACCGCCCGCACGTTGGCGCGCGGGGCAACGCTTGGTTACATGGACGAAATCGCGGCGGCGGCAAATGCCACTGTGGGCAGCGTGACCGGTCAGCCGGGCACATGGCGCGAGCGTTTTGGGCAGAGCCTTGCGCAAGAAAATGCGATCAACGCTGATTTTGATCGGCGCAATCCGGTTGGCTCTGTCTTGGGCCAAATTGTAGGCGGCGCTATGGCCACGCTGCCGATTTGGCGCGGCGCTGCGTCCGTGCCGGGCGCTATGTTCAGAACCGGCGTCACAGGCGCTGGCTATGGCGCCGTCGCGGGTATCGGCAACGCTGAGGGCAACCTTATGGAGCGTTTGCCCGCCGCTGTGCCGGGCGCTGTTGTTGGCGGCGGCTTGGGTGCGGCTGTGCCGGCCACTATCGCGGGCGCTGGCGCCGTAGGCGGCCTGGCGGCGCGTATGGTATCCCCCGCCGCACGCGAAGCCCCCGCGCAACGTCTGGCGCTGCGCGATTTGCAGCGCGACGCGATTACGCCCCAGGAATTGGCGCAACGCGCCGTTGAAGCTGGCAACGCGCCTGTGGCGCTGGTCGATCTTGGCGGCCCGAACATTGTCGGCATGGGCCAAGCCGTTGCGCGCATGCCGGGCGAAGGCCAGACCGCAGCGCGCACATTGCTGCAATCGCGCGGCGGCCCGGAACAGGCAGAACGTGTGCGGCAGACCATCCGCGAAACACTGAGCGGCGAAGATTTCGGCAGCAGCATTGCCAATGTGGCGCAGCGCCGCCGCGAAGAAGCCGCGCCGAACTACGCGCGCGCTTACGCCGAGCCGCTGCCTGCCGATCCGCAGCTTGAACGCTTCCTTGCCGATCCGGATATTCAACGCGGCATCCGCCAAGGCATTGACAGCGCGCGCCGTGAAGCGCTGGTCAATGACCAGCCTTTCAACCTGGCCGATTACGGCGTGACCCTGGGGCAGGATGGCGCGCTAGCGCTGATCCCCGGCGCCA